ATGCGTGTTAACTCAGTGCAGGTACTACACTTCATTATCGCCAACACCCACAATAGGTGTAGCCACATCGAATGCAAGCATTTGCAGGCCTCGCCATGGGCGGGCATGGCTCCGCCACTGCTGCTGCTTTGCCTTCGGCTGGGTTATCCAGCGAATGCTGGTCACCGGTAAAGAAGATTGCCAGTAGGCTAATTTCAGTGCTCATGCCCCAAACGAGGGGGATTCCGCTTAAAGTTGTACGCCAAACAGACGCTGATTTGCAACCAAATCATATGCATCATAGGCTAACATTGCCCAGCCAAGACCCGGGATTAATCGAGCGCCAACACGCCCTCCGATTCTTGAACCTCTTGCGATCGCTGACGCTGCTCGTTTACCCTTGGCCGTTTCAGCCAAAAACACTGGTGCGTTTGAAGGCCAAGCAAGATGCCCGCCGATTGCTGCGCCTGCACGATAAGCCGCAGAGCTTGCGATTTGAAATTCACGCCTCGACTGCATCGCTGCTTTCATTCCAAACTTAGCCGGGTCGAGACCCTTGTAAGCATATGACAAAATGTGCGGATTCGACATTCTGGTCAAATGTATAGGTAAGGCAGTATGTGCTACAATATTGCCTATGTGTATGCCAAGATGCGCTAAAGGCGCATTCCCATGTTCGCCAAGTCCATCGTCCTTGACACTGTCATACGACCACTGAGCCCAAGGGGTGGTGATCAATGGAATAATCATTCAATCCACTCCTGAGAACATCCGTTGCATATGACATGATTTACACCATGGTCCTTAATGAAGAACCTATCCAAGTCAACCCCGCCGCATTGGCTGCATGGGGTTTCGTCTGCCATCAAAAACAGACTCCGCTGACTTGTGCCAGAAGGCGATCACTAACACCTAAGAGGTGCAACAGGCCGATACCGAGCAAGTACTCGATCCTGTTGTTTTTCAAGTGATTGAGGAGGGATGCGGTAGTAACCGCCTCCTTGACTGTCTCTGCTTCAGGAGACATTCACATGTCCTCCATCGATTGGCACAGGTAGCCACGATGGGTTCCCGGAACCAAATCTACATACATTCGCAATGTAGCGACTGCGAGATGGTCAATGCGGATAAGACCGCATGGTGCGGTGAAACCACCGATACTCAATCGTGAGCCCGGAGTAGGCCTATCCGCTGTATTGCGGAAGACGACCTCGTCAACAACTTCGTTAAATTGTTGATTCTGACCGCCATAATAGTTGTCAGAATAAGGCAGTGCGTCATTTGTATCCTCAAGGTCATCTAGCACTTCAGAAGTCTGAAGTGTACCTTGATTAAACACCTGACTCAACCAGTTCTCACTCAAATTGGGAAATGTTCGTGGATCAGGGTCGTAAGGGAGTGCCCGAGATAATCCATATCCCTCGATCAATCCCTTCGCTGCTGCATTCGACGCACCGGTCATCTTTGCTTGGAAAGATGCAACGGTGTTGGTTCCCTCGTCTGGAATGACATATTCACTTGCGAGCCATTCACCAGCAATGGCTGGTGTAATGTTAATCGGCAAAAGATTCTGAGCGAATCCACTCGCTACGTGAGTTGTGTCCATATGAATTTTGTAATCGTAATAACGAGGTTTTACTCCTTCTGCGAATTTCATCGCATTGTCATTCATACGGTCCCAAGCGGCTTCGCCTTTTTTCCAAGAATTGCCGACAACCCATGAGGTTGGCAATTTCTGAACATTAACAGTTCCATTTGCAAGACCTGTGGTATCAACAAATGTGATCCTAGCAACTGCCCATTGAACGCCTTGCTTGTAAAAGCGGCGATTCAGGATACTCGCACATTGCGATAAATCTAGATATTTCACATCTGATTCAATGTCAAAAGACATTCTCATTACTGCGGGATCCATGCGTGGTCCCTTGTAACTCTTCTTGGCCATGGCCATATGCGGGGGCTTTGGGTCTAAAGACTTTGTTGTCCATACCCCTACCCCCTCCAAATTTGAGAACCACTCCGTATTCCGTGACATCAGCCCCGGATTCCCATCTTCTTCGCCTTTCAACCGGAGTTGAAGGCGCTTAATCGTTGCGCCTGCTTGTGCGTGTTTACGCACGCTTCTGGGTGAATACCCATCTGCCGGAACGAGCATACATGCATCTCTTTCCTTCACAACATCCCGACTTACACCAAAAGGCGTCTTGAGTTGTTTCCTTTTCTTGCTCAACCTTCGGTTTTTTACAAGTACAAAGCCAAGGGGCTACTTGTTCACACGATCCGTAGATGCGTGTTAACTCAGTGCAGGTACTACACTTCATTATCGCCAACACCCACAATAGGTGTAGCCACATCGAATGCAAGCATTTGCAGGCCTCGCCATGGGCGGGCATGGCTCCGCCACTGC